ATACTTTCATAGAATAAGAACTCAGGGTGAATTTGGTAGAAAGAGTTGTTATGAGCATTAAAAAGAAAAGTTTATTCGACCACATCAAAGAGGTTACCTCTGTTCAAAAATCAAACTATTGGGAAACCTTATCGGATGATGATAAAAAGACATGGAACAATTACATGATTCATAGATTCTTATCTATGAAAATGGAGTGGGTCGAACTTGTAAATGAATTACAAAAATACAATTTACAACCAAAAGAATTGTATAAATTATATACCAATGTATTACCTAAAGGTAAACAATGGTTAAAATATGTTAAGAGGAGAAATCAAATGGAACATCCAAATTGGTTAATTAATATAGTAGCAAATCACGAAGAAGTCAGTAAAAAAGAAGCTAAAGAAATGATTGAGATGTATATGCTTACTGAGGGTGGTATGTTAGAATTAGGACAACTAGCTCAAAAGTGGGGGGTAGAACCCAAGAAGATTGAAAAAGCTGGTTTAAATGTATTAGGTAGCACAGGTGGTTACACTGCTGGAAATGGTTAAAAAAAGACTTGACACGTATACTATTTTATTCGTATATTCAGTTACATAAATTAGGAGAAATACATGAGAGGTATGATAAAAGAATCTAACGTTATGAAAGATTACGCTACAGATATCGATGAACAAGCTCACGCTCAAGGTCGTGAGAGTAGTTATGACGTTATAGAACAAATGGAAAAAGAGTGGCCAGAGATGACTAAGGAGTTCAAGGACATTCAACGACAACAATATGAGTTATTCCTACATAAACAACATGACTATGGCCCAGGTAATATATCCGTTGGAACTCAACTACAAACACCAGAGGAAGTTAAGTTATCACTTACGGGTTTGTGGTTTCGTATGAATGATAAGTTACAAAGAATGAAAACACTATTAATGAATAATAGAGAATCAGCCGTAAAGGATGAACCATTAGAAGATGCGTATCTTGATGTTTCAAATTATGGTATCATGGCTACAATCGTAAATCGTGGGAAGTGGGGTAAGTGATGAACGTAATAATACCAATTGTTTTATTGTTGGTCATATCAAGTGTGGTCGTCATGATTTCAGAGTATAGGAAATCATTGAAGTGAAAAGAATAAGTTATAGTCAGTTTTCTCAGTATGATATCTGTCCACACAAATGGAAGTTAATGTATATTGATGACATGAGAGATTTTAAAGGTAATATACACACTTTGTTTGGTACTTCTATGCATGAAGTTTTACAAACTTATCTTACAGTAATGTATGAGGACACTATAAAAATGGCTGATGCTTTACCACTAGAGCCGATGTTGTTAAAAAGGATGAAAGAAAACTATAAAAAGATATTAGAAGACAACGGTGGAGAGGAGATATGTGAGCAGAATGAAATGGAGGAGTTTTATAGACACGGACTATTAATATTGGAGTGGTTTAAGAAAAAACGTGGTATGTATTTTAGTAAAAAGGGTTATGATTTAGTTGGTATAGAAGTCCCACTTAACTGTAAAGTGTCCGAGGATGTCCAATTTATAGGGTTTATGGACGTTGTGTTGTATGATAAAATAAGAGACAGATATAAGATAATTGATATTAAAACTTCAACGATGGGTTGGAATAAATATGCTAAAGCTGATAAGAATAAAACAAATCAATTATTATTGTACAAATATTTTTATTCTATACAGAAAGATGTTCCTATAGAAAGTATAGATGTAGAATATTTTATTGTTAAGAGAAAATTATATGAGGGTCTAGATTTCCCACAGAGAAGAGTCCAAACGTTCTCACCAGCTAACGGTAAACCAAGTATTAATAAAGTGATGACTAGTTTAATGTCTTTTGTTGATGAGTCATTTAAAAAGGGTGAGTTTAATCAAGACAAACCCTATCCCACAAATCCAAGTAAGAAGAACTGTAAGTATTGTGAGTTTAATCAGACCGAACATTGCAGTGATGGAGTGAAATAATGCTACAAAAAATAAAAGTAAGAATGAAACTATCTGATTTCATTAACACGGAACATGAAGAAAAAATCATGAATAAATATAATGAGGTAAACAGTAATCACCCTGTAGCCTCGATGTTATATTTGTGGTTTGATAACGATGACGATGTAAAAAATTTAAGAGAATTTATTTCAAGGTGGGAAGAAAAATTATCACTACAGACGAAAATAAAAAAAGGAAGTTTTATAGATTACAATGATTGGTTATTCTTTGATATAAAACCAATTGAATTAGATACTAGTAGAGCTAGATTTTCATATAACTATTCAAGTGTAGAACAAATATATAATGGTTTAGTAGAACTAGATAAAATTTTAAAATTTATTACCCAAGATACACCAAATAAAAAACAAAAACGAAATGACTATGAGGATTAAGATTGGTATCGTAGGTAGTAGAGCTTACACTAATAAAAAAAAAGTAAAAGACCTTATTTTTGAAATAAAAGAAAAATATGGTAGTGAAATAGAAATAGTTAGTGGTGGACAAAGAGAAGGAGCCGATGGTTTTGCTAAAAAATACGCTCTTGAATTTAATTTAAAGTATGTAGAGTTTCCACCATCACATTATAATTGGAACATGCATTGTGTTAGACCAGTTGGTGAATATAACAAACCGTATTATGTATCAAATTACATAAAAAGAAATAAACAGATAGCTGAATATAGTGATATAGTGGTAGCGTTTATTCAACCTGGGGTAGAGTCTCGTGGGACATACGATACTATTAGACACGCTGAAAAGGAAAAAA